TTAACCAAAATTCTAAGGTTAAAGAGGACCTTACCTCTTCATAAAATACTACTACTACCAGATCAGATCACAGAGACTATTCCGAGAGAAGCTCTAGAGGACATTTGGTTGGTTTTTAAGCATTAAAATAAACTTTAAAAAATAAAAATATTTCTTAAAAAATAGATATAATAAAATGATTAAAATTGACTTTGAATTTATATCGACCCACAGAAACCGTAATTTATGGCCCAATCCATGTCTTTTCGAAGTACCGTGGTCTGGTAATGGCCAATCAACAGGTTTAAACGCATTTGATCCGATCAGTAATCAAACTCCGATAGTTGCTTGGACCGGTCAAAACATTTCTATAAATGCGACTGTTGTCTCTCAAACATCTACAAGCGTGGTCCTATCTTCTCCACTAAATAGTTTCTCTACTCTTCTCAACTACTACCAAGGTGCTGAATTTAATGTTCCACCCATCTTTAGAATAGATGGTTCAAAGTTTATAGGTCAAAGTGGAGGCTTGGATTACATTCAATTGGAAACGAGTGGTGGCGCAGATGTCACTGTTGGTAACGTAATAACGGTACAAACCACCGTTGTTCCGAATACTCTGTTTGTTCCTACGGGATCCGACTCGCCAAACGCCTACGTTGGAAAATATTTGTACAACGAAACAAACGGTGAGTCTGTACCGATTACCTGGTACGATGCCGTATACCATAAAGTGATAGCTCAGATACCAGATGGTTGGAACGCAACCGACCAGTATAGTATCAGGGAACAACTGCCGACTGTTGGAAACTTTAGTCTGGGTGCAGGTAATACGACAACCACGGTAAACTTGACCGGTATTCAGGTACCTGTAAATTTAGGGGACTTTATAAGGATAATTTCAACCGGGGAGATTGTTAAGATTGTAGGGTTTGACACAACCACTTCTTTGGCTACCGTATCACCCCCTCTTTCTGCTGTGTTTCCAGCTGGAGAGATTGTTGAAATGTTGTCTCAAACAGCCGACAACTACAAAACTTTATCATATGCTGGTACAACAGTCGGACAACACGAGCAAAAAGGGTACGATATCCAATGTGTCTCGGCTAGTATACCCAATCTTGTAATTAAGAATGGTAATGGTGGATTTCCAACAGACTATCCGTTTTTATACGTCGAACTTTATGATACAAACCATCCATCACAAAACTCTCTATTTTCAAATAATCACTCGAATAAGAGTTATTTTAAGGTTACAACACCCATAGGACAGTTGCTCGATCGTAAAGAAAAATTTACCAAATATACAGGTGATTTAAGCTTTAAAACCATACGCTTCAGACCGACTAGCAATTTCAGGGTAGCTTGGCGCCTTCCATCGGGGGAAATTATTCAATTTGAAAAAGATGATACAATGTCACCTCAACTTCCAAACGAAAGTTTGCAAACATCGACTAAGTTTAATGTAAGGAGAGATTAATCTTAAATTTAAACCTTTTAAAGTTGACAACTTTAAAAGGTCACATCAGTCACAGTTTTGCGGCGTTTATCGTTTACTTGGGATTTTAGATGCATTTTGGCAAACTCGAACCATACGAGTTGAAGTCTTGGATGAATCTTTTTAATTTCATAGAATGGTTCTTTTGGATCATAAATAAAATTTCCAGATTGGGCCATTTGTTGTTTATTAAATACAACCAGTAGAGAATAAAGCTTCTCTTTACCTTCTAAATTTAATTTATTATTAATAGCATCTATCAACCATACTATTTCGGTGTGGTTTAGACAGTCGCGCTTCTCAGTCAGTCTAGTCAACGACTCAAAGAGCATATACGATGCCATTTATTAGTGGCTAAAAAAATGAAATGGTGCGGATAAATCACAAATAAATAAATGTCTTCAGATGAAATGCTATTAGAGTATCTATTTTGCTGCAAGTATACCACAAATAATAATGTACTGGATTTATTGGAAGATTTGGCCAACCGTCGTCAAAAGTGTCCACTCAACAACAAACTCGAATCTTATGGTGACGATTACCATTCTCTCTACAAAGATGTTTTAAAATATTTTAAAATTAGAGATGAAAAGCGTCAAACAACCATAGAAATAAAAACCTGGTCTTCTATTAAAAAAAAGGCTACTAAAGAGTTTATTTTAAAGAATTTCATTATAGAGGTTAAGAGTATGTATAATTTTGACGACCGCACCACTTCTAATTTGAAACGAGACTTAATGATTGGTTTAAACTATAAAAATATAAACGATAAAAATATAGTTATAGAGAAGAATAAAATATGTAAGATTATAGGGTTAAATTTATCCACAAACTCGTATAGTTGGGATTTCCAAGTTTTTAATTTTAAAGGTTAAATTTTACCATTAAAAATAAAAATAAATATAAAATGGTAGATATTGAATACAATAAAAATGATTACGTCAGAAGTTAAGCTTCAAAATAACGATAAACTTAATAAACAAGTTACAGGTGCATACGTACCTAAAGAATTGATCCTAGATATAGCTTCTTAGAGTTTTACGATAAGTGTAATAAGGTCGTAATCAACCACTTTGTTAAAGAGTTCAAAACAATGGGTACCAAAGCCTTGACACAAAAAATAAAAGAAGAGAGGTTATTAACGACCAAAAATACGACGTTTAAGAATTTATAATTTTTAATGCTTATTAGAGAGCATTAAAGAAATAACAAGTTTTCTAAAAATGATTTTTTTTATAGTAAAAACTATCATAATAAAAATGTTTGAGTGCGAATACTGTGATTTATTTTTTGAAGAAAAAAGGTTGCTTGTAACCCATCAAAAAACAAAGAAATGTAGTGTACATAGAAGTATAGGCTTTGTGTGTCAAAAATGTTTCAAGAGTTTTAAAGGCTACGATACCATTTTAAACCATGTCACCGAATGTAAAGTGGAAATAGGTTCAAACGAAGGATTAATGATGGCGGTGGTTAATCAACTCTCCGACAAGTTTAAAACAACCGTTGCTTTTAATGAAGACAAGACAAGTGGTCAAATAACCTTTTCGAAAGAATACAATTACACCCACCCCAAAAATTTAGTTCATGGTTTAAATCTTCCACAAAAAATATATTTGTTTGTTAAAAATAAAAACCCCGATTCAAAAATAATAGGTAGTCACGGCCACTACATAAACGATATTTACAATTCTATCATTAGATTAAGTGAACCATTTCAATTTTTATGTTTGAAATATAATTTTGCAATGGTAGTGGATTTGTTGTGGTTAAAAGTTCCCACAACTCAATTTTATATAAAAAATGATGATATATATGTTTTAGGTAAAGTTCAATGTGAAAACGAAGATAAAAATAAATGGTATGGAGACACCTTTTTGTTGAACGAAAATGAAAAAATTGTGAAATGCGTGTGGTACAAAGATCCACAATTGCAACAATTTTTTTCAAACTTATATCCCATTTTAACTGATGTTTTAAACCTTTATTTGACTTTAGGATATCGGTCTTTAAAAAAGGATAAAATTAAGCTTAAAACAGACTTAAAAACCGACACATCTTCAGATCAAATAATTCAAGATTTAATGGACAAATACAACCTAACAAATGTTGTTAACTCAATTAAAATTTTAAACTCGTACGAAACCTTTTACAATATCTTTAAAACAAACTTATATAAAAAATTCGAAATGGATGTATTGCTCCATACCAACATCGATCATGTATTTAAAGATGAACTATTACCTTCAAATTTTTTCCTAGAAGAGTTTTCTTTAATGAATAACCGGAAGCCTGAATATATTGGAGGAAACTATGATTATCTTCTCCATTATATTTTACCTGATTCGGAAAAGAAAATTTTTATCTCCAAAGAGTAAAAAATGCAATTTTTAATGGACTAAATATCCATTAAAAATTATCATTACACTTTTTTTTTAAAAAACGAGGTAATAAATATGAATACCTCCAAATGTAAAGAGTGGGCTAATGAAAGGCTTAGCCCGTCACCGCGAAACCCTCTTACAAACAGACTTATCAAAAAAGACGGACCAAAATATAAACAATTAGATAAGGAATGTAATGACCTTATTGTTGATATAAATCCGGTATGTATGGAATGGTTGAAGAAGAACCATAACAATTTATACTTACAACTTGGTGCTCAACCACAACCTAAACCCAAAGTTAAGGCTAGCGTCCAACCTTCTATTATAGCCGAAGACGAAGATGAAGAATCTGTACCTTCTGGACAAAAATTTTATACAATTTCTGAACGTCAAGGGTTTAATGGTGAGATTAAATCTTATTTTGCATCGGCAATTATTGAAGAAGGTAAGGCTTGTATGACCAATACTAAAACACTATTGAAATATGTGGTTGATCCCAAGCTTTTAGGTTTTGGGTCATTCGGAAATGTTTATGGTGTTAAAATACCCAATAAAAACATTAAAGTCGCCATAAAAGAAGGTCGTCTAGGCCATTGGGAATTTCGACGAGCTTTGAAAAAAAATTATCCTGTCGAGTACCTTTATAATAAGCTTATAAATGATTTGATAGATGATAAGATTTGTCCAAACTTTAGCTATACTTATACCATATATTTTTGTGACAGTTGTTCTTTAAAAACATTGGATAACAAGACCGTAAATGCCAAATGTTCTGAAACAGTGGTTGAATTGTTCGATTACACTTTGAACAAATTAAAAGATTTGCGAGATGAGGTTATATTATCCATTCTTTTTCAAGTTTTTTTCGGTTTGGCAGTTATCCAAATAGAGTATGGAATGTTCCATAATGACATCAAAAAAGAAAATATACTTATAAAGGAGATTCCACCAGGAGGATACTGGGAGTACTATCTCAACAATACGGTATACAAAGTTCCGAATTATGGTTACATTTCAGCTTTAAACGATTTTGGAGTCTCTAATGCTTATCGTCCAGGCTTTACAGACAAACAATATGGCTATAGACACGCAGAGGTTCTACGAGACCCTAAAACTAACGATTATTTTTTTAGACCATTTAATACTCAATTTTATCCATCTTGCAAAACCGGAAAAGTGACAAAAATAGACTCACCAACCAAACGTGACGGTTTTACTTACAACTCTTTTTATCAAAATTTTGACTCAAAACCATCCATACCGGTCGATTTGAACGATATGGTTAGATTCCCCGATTATTATTTTCATTACGACATTGTTGACGCTATCCATATGATTATAGGTGGAAGGAGAACAGGACAACCAGGTGATCATATACCTATGAAAGTTAGTAATAAACTTAAAAGTATGTTGAAACCATTATTTCATTTTGTAAAAATACCGGACGGATGGATGAACGTGTATGAATTTTTGGCTCATGTAACCATAGAAAAATTATTCGATACATATACAAAAGTAGCTGTCAACGGACCTAAAATTGAGACTTATAGATTAAATTTTAGAAACGTTTAAATAAATTTTAATGGTATTAAATACCATTAAAATTTTTAAAAGAACGGAAAAAAGAATGGAGAAAGTCCTCCTGGAATATCAGCAATATAATCAAAGGTCAAATACACTCCATTATCCGCCGTTTCAGAAAAACGTTTCCACTTGACTAGCGAAACATTGAATAGTTGAGCATCTTCGGCCACATTTGCCCTACATACACTGTTTAGGTCTGGGACATCTGTAAAAAGATTGGATAGTTTGTAGTTTTTCGTAGTTGCAAGGTACCGACCGCCTATATTGTATCTATCAATTGCATCTATGGTATTTGCCAACCTTGGATTTTCAAAATCGGTAAATACCTTGTGAATGGCGGCTAAAATACCTTGAGAACAAGCATACGAGTTACTCGACCTTAAACTGACCAATAGTTTTTGAAATTCTGTAGTGACATGTATCGACCATAACCCTTCTGGACTAACCACAAAGTGGACCAATTGATCTCGAAAATTTAAAAAACTTAACGCTACAACCATCATATCTTGCCCGCTGGGCCAAGATATAAATGCCTTAAACTCTCGAGTTATATGATCAGGGTGCGTATGAAACACAAACGGTGAGTATCGATCTGGCTGGGGAACTGAACCTTTATCGCCACTTTGAATATTATCGGAATTAAGGCCTATTAAAGCCACACCATTGTCTATATATTTTACGATGGAAAAGTTTCCCGAAGCCTCATTAATTTCTCTTAGACATTTCGATAGTGTGACTGCAACCACCTTTGGAATAAACATGTTTATTAATAAAACATTTTCCTTTAGACTGGCTACAGCCGACCTTATTTGCATTAACGTTAATTTCGTGGAGGGTCTCTTCACATATCTCATACGTATTGCTTTTTTAATTAATTTAGGTTCTATAAAACCATATTTAACGAAAAAATTAGCATCCACGTCAAAGTTGGGGTTACTAACCTGAATATCTAAAAAAAATTCATCATGTATACTTCTGGTTATTATATCCAATATTCTCGTTTTTATTAAATAAGATTCATTTTCAACCTTAAAATAGTCTATAGCTTTTGAATTCATATTATAGATGGCTGCACCATGCAATGGTAGACCATCAAAGATATTTGGAGTAATTAAATTATCGGAGGAAACAGCTGCAAATACGATTCTGCGATTATTGGTTAAATCATACCCTGTATTGTATATTTTTTGTATAAAATTAGGAAAGAAATCAATGGCTGTTTTAAATGGAAAAACCCCAACATTGTCAAAAACATAGAAATGGTCAATGACCACTTCAAATTCCATAGGTACTGGATTCGTCATTTATTTAATATAAAAAATATCACATAAAGTAGGTCAATTGATTTAATAGTTATATGTGACCATTAAATTTTTATCCAAAATCAAATATTTTTTTTGCTTTGCTATAGAGTAAAACGAACCTCAATTCTTGTAGTATTTGACTTGCCACATCTTCACCCATGATTTTTTTCATACCAGAATTAAGGAGAGTATCAAGTATAATTGGATTTTGATGCAAATAAAAATTTAAAGCTACAATGTACCTAAAAAATTCGTTTTTGTTTGTGGGAATATTTTTGGAGTAACGGTAACCAGAATACATGTAAAATTTTCCGAAAAAATTTTCGACAAAAAGTCTTTGTTTAAGGTTTAGCGGCCACCTTTCTAACCACTTTTTCCTTAAATTAGGTCTTGTGGAGTGAATACGCATTGTTAACTCTAGACTTTCTAAGGATGATAAATTTAGACTGTATCCTAAAAAACACGCTATCACAAGCGACGAGCGACCATGTCCACCCCGACAATGCAAGTATAACTTTTCTCCGGGTTTTAAGCTTTCGAGAACCATTTGAATTAGTATAAGAAATATAGTAAACTTTTTCTTATCCATAGGTATAGATCCATCTTTAATTGGAAAATTAATCCAATTGTCGACCAGGTCTGAATAGACCTTTATATTTTTTTCGTTACTATGAGTCAAATCTATAAACCATTTTACACCTTCACGCTGTAGTTCTAGTATTTGACAATGGTTAGGATAACCACCAAATAACGCTTTTTTTTCAATAAAAAATGATGCTTGATTCATCTTTATTTATTTATTTTGTTTTTTTAAATATTCATTTTTTGTTTTGTTTACCGCCTTTGGACTGGTATGGATTACCCCGTGTGGGAAAGGGTTAAAAACAACTCTTAATTTTGAATACATAATTAGGGTTAAATACACCCATTGGGTTTTAAAGAAAATTGAAATTTAAATAAGAAAAAAAATATTAAAAATAAAGATGTATTCTTACTATTATTTTAATTTCATAAAAAATAACCCAGATAAGCCGTGGAATTGGAGGCTGTTATCTCGAAACCCCAATATTACTTTCGATATTGTACTCAAAAACCCAGATAAGCCGTGGGATTGGAGGTGGTTATCTCAAAACCCCAATATAACTTTCGATATTGTACTCAAAAACCCAGATAAG